GTAACAACATTATCCAATGACACAATAGGAGAATGTTTGATCGGTGTTTGCTGAACTTGCATGATTTAATGTTGCACTTCCATTACCTGTTGCTGACACATATAAACTACTAGAAGCTGTGCTTGCATTAGCAGTTGTTGGCATAAATAAAACTACTGAATTACCGCCTATTCTTGCATCAGTTAAAGTTGTTGTTGTATTACTAGCGGTTAAAGTAACTGTACCTGTACTATTCAATTTACCATTGATTGTGTTGTTCAATGATGTTGAAACTAATCTTAAATGTTGCCCAGTATTAGGCATTGACAATGGTACAAGAGGAAACTGATTATCAGCCATTATCTTTTACCTTCAGGTCTTGCCTCTATATCTACTCCACTTAAAGTATCAAAATTACCATCAACATTAACTCTTAGTCGATGATATCTACCTGTAGAGCGTAAAGGGCAATCCCCACTATCTCTAACAGTGACCGCAGTTCCAATAGTTGTACTATCAATTTGTGATGAACGAGTAATCGGTGTAACTGTAACAGTAGTGTTTTCACCATCTGCATCAACGATTGGCCTACAATTAATAATTGTTGATCTTTTGCCGTCTGATCCTTCAAACTCTGTAGTATCTATTGTTGCTGATAAACTTGATGATAAAAATTTACCAAACTTGTTATCAGAGTTAAAACCTGCTAGACCTATGATTCCTTCACCATAATAGTATGAGTCTAATGATCTAGGTAAACTGTCTAAGTCACCTAAAACATCAAGACTCTCTAATGTGGTAAATGCTTCTTGTGAAGCACTTGCTATAAACTGTAAATCTTGTCCTGATCCTGTTGACCATTTATCTACGGAATAGTTGTAGATTAAAAGTTTGTTATTAGTTGTTCCTGTAGCACCTGATCCTCGATAAGACCAAACAACAATACTGTTGTTGGGGTCAATCGCACAAGTAATTCCGTCTAGGTTAGAAGAAAGATCATTGAAAAAGTAATTATCAATTCTTGCGTTTCCTATCGGTGTTAAATCTTGACCACCTGTTAGTTTATAAAAACCATCTTGGGCTAAGAAGAAGATCATATTACCATAAGAGGCAACTGACTTAGGTGCAAAGGCCCCGATATTATCAGCTATTTTATCAAACTGAAAAATTAAAGGCACACCTGCGTAAGTCATTCGATAAATAGCTTTTTCCATAAAGACTATTCCTGAAGACTCACCGCCTACAATAGCTTGGATATTACCATGCGAGCCAACAATGTCTTGATAACCTGACTGTGTGGTTTGGCTAGGAGTCCATTGACTACTATTATTAATCCCTGACCACTTTACTCTTTGGTTATATGTTGTTCCACTTTCTTCTGTATATCCTACAACTACAAAATCTCTAACAACTGCTATATATTTTGCTTTTAATGAAACTAAATCACTAAAAGCACTATCAACGCCCTCTTCAAACTTTTGAATATTATCTGCAAAATTAGTGCCGATAATATTAGAACCAAATTGAGTAAAGGCCCAAAAGTCTCTAGCATTTTCTGTAGTAGAATTAGTATATCCACCTGCTTTGCTTATATCTTGGAACACTAAAGAAGAGTCCATTTGATATAGTTTAGTAGCATCGCCTGCATAGTTGGTAGAACCACTAGCACCAAAACTTGTAAATAAACCAACAGCACTGCCAGATAATCCAGTGCTACTTAAAGCCTGAAATCCAGCTAAACTTCTATATCCTTTTTTTAAAGGAATTACATTATCTACAACTAACGCACCTGTGTTTTGAAAAGCAGGTAAGTCGGCTTGTAAATCACCAAACTCAATCATTTACGCCACCTGTGTTGTGGACATCTGTAATGGTGATGTTGTTGTAGATCCTCTTCTTGATGCCTCGTTGGCTTGAGCAAGAGCCTCTTTGTAAAGGGTTGCCCATGTGTTTAATCTTTCATCTTGCATTAAAAAAGGAGCAGATTCCGCTAACGCACCATACAAATATAAATCAGGATAGTTAGTCAATATATCGTTTGATGTATTGCTGTCGGATAAAGCAGTAATTTTTTTATAATAATCTATTTGTAATGTCTTTGCTGAGTCAGGAGTAACGCCTAATAAAACTTTTGTACCAACAATAGTAAAATATGTAGGAAGCCCAGCAGTTTGACTTGTGTTATATTTGTTATAAAAATCTGCATTAGACATAAATCGTAATGTTCTATAAGGATTGCTTTGATAAATAATAGCTGTAGCTTCTATAAATCCTGTAGGTAAAGAATAACTTTGTGTACCTGAAACAGTAGTTATAGATGTATCTGTAGTAATTAATTCTCTTACTCTTAATTCTCTATTTAATCTAGTCTCGGTAAGTTGTATAAAATCTGCTAAATAAGCAGTCAAATCACTTCTATTGAGATAGTTTGCAATAGTAGTTTTGAGATTAGAGTAAGTGTCTAAAGCCATTATAAATTACCTGTATAAATCCTAAAATGTTTATTATCAGAGTCGTTTAACCATCTAAAAAAAGCTGGTTTGTCTAATACTTTTCCTGCGTAAGATAATATTCCCTTTTTTGCTAATTGATGAACTATGATATTAGGCAGTCTTGCTACTCTATATCCTTTTTCATTTTGTAGTAATTTAGATTTATAAGCACCTTCTATTTGTGCTAATTTATTGGCATCTAATATTTCTTTTATTGTTGATTCATCTTGATAGTTTTCGATGTGAAATTTATTTTCACCCTCATCAACAACTAAATTAGTTTTAACTGAAGACTCATCATTAGCGTCATTCAGAGAATATTTTTTTGTCATTTATTTTATTGCTTTGGCAATCATCATGTCAATACTGTCTTTAACAGATAAACCTTGATTACCAGAAATCTTTAACATGGGATCATATTTACGATCACCCATAGATGTTTTCATAGATTGTTTTTTTGATGATCCTTTAGAAACCATAGGTTCTGCTTTTTTTGATCCATCAACAACTTTATACAATCCTGAAGAATGTTTTTTGTTTTTAAAAATCATAGTTACTCCTCTTGTAAATAAAAAAGGGGGTGCATTAAAAACACCCCCTAGTCCTAGACTACAAATAATTATGCAGTTAGGTTAAATATACCATAGTTAGCTTCAGGTGCTTTTGCGACTAGAGTCCATTCTGCTAAGAGTAGTTTCTTATCAGAGTCACCAGTTTTTGCTAAATCAGTAGTTGCAAAAGGTCTTAGGAAATCCACTGACCACATATCCATTTGAAGAATATCAACTCTGTTTGCGTTTTGGAAACGATCAGGTACAAAAGCCACCTCGCCAAAATCACTAACATAGATGTCTGTCGTTCCAACTGATACACGATCTGAAGCATCTTTGTACTTAGTTGCTACACCAGCAAATGCAGAAGCAAGCTGTTTGTGTGATGCTGTCATTAAAACAGTATCGGGTTCACCGCCATTTTCAAAAGCCTTTAAAAGACCAGCTTTTAATAGAGCCTCTGTGTATGTTCTGTTTGTACCACCAGCGATTGCAGTTACACCTGTTCCAGCAGGAGTTGCCGAAGGTGTACCATTAGTTGAAGCATTAGATGCTCCACCATACCATGTGCCTACAGACGCAGATTTTCTAGCAGTTGATGCGTTACCAGCTACTTTAGCTTGTTCAACACCTACCATAGCATTTTCCATATCACGCTTGATTTCTTTACCCATTTTAGCTAATTGATAAGCCATTTGAGTACCCATACCAGCGTTAGATACACTATCGTCTGTACCTGAAATGGTTACTGCTTTTGCAGAAATTTGAGTGTAGTTAGTTAGTCTTGTTGTTGCACTACGAGAATCGCCACTATAGTCATCACCCTCAACTTGAGCATTTACTGCTACTGCTGATAGTGAGTCTGTTTGCCATTCGTGAAGTGTATTTGTTGCTGTACCTTTTGATGCGTTTGCCATAAAAGGAGTTTCAGTAGGTGAAATATTATAGATTACATCAGCTAAATCTTCTCTAATGGAATTAACGCCATCATAGGTATCAAAAGTATTGGTTGGTTGTGCCATTACTTATTCCTTTCTTTGATGTTATTAACGAGAATACATCTCTTGAAGAATAGAGACTGCATCATTGAGCCTTCCTGTTCTTCTTAGAGTTGCTTTTTTAGAGTTAATACGCTTGACATTATCATTGTCTGAATGTGCTTTAGAACTTGATGAACCTACGATCTTAGAAACTTTGGTTACTTTTTTATTATTTACATTTGCTTTTCTTAACTTATCGTAACGATAAGCATTAGCCAACATCATAACCGCTCTGTGATCTACTAACATAGAAATTTCTGAATCTGTATAGCCAATATCTTTAGCATATTGAACTAAATTTTTAACAAATTCAGGGCCTTTTTCTTTATCAGCATAGATAGGAAGTTTTTCTTCAAGAAGTTTTCTCTGTTCACTAATATAAGATTGATACTGTTGATCGTTCTCTTTTTGTTTTTCAGAAAATATTCTTGATTGCTCGACTCTTGCCTGTTCTAACAGTTCTTTTCTACGATCTTGTTCTGCTTTATAACGAACATATTCCGCAGGATCTTCATTGTAGAGTCTATCCATATCTACTTGAGGTTCGCTTGCTCTTAATTGCTCAGCAAAAATTTGAAGCTGTCTCTCGTATTGATCTCTCTTGATCTTCGCCTCTTCGCTCTGCCTAGTTAATTGATTTTTTAGTTCACTAACATTCTTTCTGTCTTCAGAAAGTTCTTTGGTTTTGCGAGTGTAATCGCTTTGGCGAGAATAGCCCTTCATGAGTTCGTCAAGGGTGACTTCAATGTCCTGTCCATCGACAGTAACTTTGTATAGTTCCTGATTGTTCTCTGAGGTTATTTCTTCGTCAATTTGATCGTAAAGTTCTGGATCTTCAAAAGTGTCATCGGTGTTCTTTTCAGAATCGCTTACTTCTTTTGTTGATTCATTACTTGCAACTTCCTGATTCTTAGAGGCATCTAAGTTTAGTAAGTTCTTCAGGTCGTTGACAGCCTCTTCTGTTCTATTATAAGGCTTGGGCATTGGTGCAACAGAGTCAGTTTGTTGTTCTGTTGCAGAGTCCATTACTGGTTGTTCTGCCATTAAATACTCCTATTTTTTTATGATTTTACCAGTCTCCATGACTGATTTTATTTGCATCACAACGAGATTGAGTACCCTATTAAATTTATAGGCATTTTCTCTTCGTTCTGAATCTTGCACATCTGAATTTATAAAGTCGTTATAAATCTCTGATGAAATTTTGTTTATAGCTTCAATAAAAATTGGATTTTCTAAAATTCTTTTTGCTTCTTCGCTTCTTTTTTGTTCGTTATCTGCCACGAGTAAAACCACCTAACGATGTACTAAATCCACTTGTACCTGTATTAGCAATATTTCTAGCTATGTTCTTTGCAACAGCAGATTGATAAGCAACATTGTTTCTAGTTCCGTCAGCATTTCGTAATGGTGTCCCAGTAACAGTTGCACCTGAATTGTCTTGAGCAATCGGGCTTCCTTGTGTTTTTCCTCTTTCCTCTTCTGCTTTTTGCATGCTAGCTAATAAATCATTAACGGAAACAGTTCCTTGATTTGATGTAACAGGAAGATTGCCGACTCTGTTTAAATATGTTTGTGGGCCGTAAACTCTAAACCTACTATCGCCCATCATTTCGCCAAAACTAAATGGGTTAGTTGTCTGACCTAAGATAGTATCAACAGCAGTGTTAAATCTATTTTGTCTTTTAGCTGGGCCACCAAATAAAGAATCTACTCCACTAGCCAGCATGTTTAATATAGGAGAGGGAATTCCTAAATTAAAATTACCTTTAAAGTCATAATACTTGTCGCCATTTACTGAAGCATTTGACATACTTTCATTAAAATATTTTTGTAATTCGTTACTTGCACCAAAAGGCTGTGTCACATCTTTTGCCATTGTATCGAATACAGAATTACCAGTTGCTTCTGCACCACCACCATTATTATTATTGTTAGCATTATTATTATTGTTAGAAGGTGTTTCGATTAACTTACAAGACTGAGTAACAGTATCGTAATAATAACCATTAGCGTTATCGCATTGTGGAGTTCCATTCTCATCAGTGGTAGGGGGAACAAACGCAGGTTTAGGAGAGGCATCAGTGTCGTTGGCATAAAAACCAGCAGGTGAGTAAGGATTTCTAAAAACATTATTAGCGTTCATATCCGCTTGTTGAGGATAGTTATAATTAGTTAGATATTTGTTAATGATATCTTGTGCTTTTGAACTTTGTAAAAATGCCATTAGTTAATACCTTCCTTTAAAATCTGTGTGGCTAATTTTTCTTTTTGAATTTGATTACCTTCGTTTTGTTTTAATATTTCAGTTGCTAATTTTTGTTGATCTAATTCTAGTTTTTGTTTTTTAAAACTTTCTTCCGATTGTTGTCTTCTAGCTTTTAATTGTAAATCTGCTTTTTCTTTTGCCTGTTTTAACTGTAATTCTTTTTGTGCCAAAACTACTAATGGATCAGGTTGTGGTGGTTTTGGTTTAGGGGGTGGGTTATTAGAGGGGTTGTTAAAGAACTGACTAGCATCTTTGTAACCAGCGTTCTCTAGGTACTTCTCTAGGGTGTTATAAATCTTTTGAGGATCAACAATACCCATACCCCCTGCTTGAATTAATTTCTCTTGGACGCCCAAAACTCTACCTAATACTTCTAGTCTTTGATCTTGAGAGCCAGTTCCTAATCCTACTTGAACTGTTGCATTGTAACGATCATTCCATTCTCTAGGATTCATAGGAACAAAAGTATTTCGTAATCTAATAATTCTTTCTTTATCTTGGTATTTACAAATTAAAGTTAAAATACCTTGAAACATTCTCTTAACACCTTCTGAAAAGTTTCTTGCATAAAGCTCAATTCTTTGTGTTGATGCGTTCATCATCACATTAGCACTTGTTGCAGTTGTATGAGATTTATTAATGACATCACTGTCTAATCCCATTTGAACTTTAGAGACTCCAGAGCGTGTTTCTCTAATTGAATCTACTTTTTCAATCATCGCTAATCCCTCTTGCATAAAGTTGGGGGACTGTAGAGGAGTGACAGCATTAGGGGACTTCACTCTTACAATCCCGCCAGCCCTAGAGGTAAGGAGATCATCAATGTTTGCCTGTCCGTCCACAACAACAGTTCGTGCATTGTTCTGAAGGTAGGCGTTGTTAAGAATTTGCCTTAAAAGAGTTGTTTTGATTTCTTGTACATCACCAATTAGGTCGTACATTGATAAACCAAAGAAACGATGAGGCATCGGAATAGCCGTAACCATCGCAAAAGGAATTTCTTCAATAGGTTCGTTCTCTAGTATGTAATAAGAGTCAGATCCATGTCCACCTACTACAACATGACGAAGTTCAGCGATTCCATCACCATCAAAATCACATCGCATGTAGCAATCAGTAATACAAACAATCGTTAGAAGAGGGTCAACATTTTGATATTCTTGTGATAAAGAACTATCATCATAACTTCTACGAGTAACTGCTTCGGTGTTGTAAATCTCTTCATCAGCTAAAGGTAATTCATTAACTGTTTTCTTATCAAATCCCATATCTATTAATTCAGATCGGGTTTTAAAAACTCTTTGTGCTATAAAATTACAATCATCAAGAGAAGTTGCAGTACGAGAAACTAAAATACTCTCAGGGGGTACATTCTCAATCTTAATTCTACCAATATCTTTGACTCTTTTAACAGTGACATCGTACTTTGTTTCACCAAGACCTAATTCCTCTAAGCTAATATCAGGGTTGCCATCTTCTACTTCGACAATTTCTACTTCAGGGTCAGTTAATAATGATTGATATTCTGCTTCGGTTAAATTTTTATAAGACTCTTGTTTCTGTTCTTTTGATGTCTTCCAGTAGTATTTTACAAAACCATTTTTGGAGATCAAAGCATCTTTGAACATTGTATGTAAAATAGAATAACCATTGTTATCCTTCATAAAGATATGATTGATATAATCAGATGCTTGATCTGCAAAAGCTACATCTTCAGGCCCTTGAGGCTCGAAGCGAACAATGCTTTCACCTTGTGTGAAAATTCTCATCATCGAAGGCAATACACTTTCGACTACCTCTAACATATCTTGAGAGCGTACCTGTGACTGTCCCTCTACTTCATTTCCTAATGGTTCACCTAAATAATATTTGAGGGCTTGCCTTCTTTGTTGTGTTAAATCACCACCATAATATCCTAAAGAGTTTCTTATCTCTTGTGAGATCAGTGATTTTAATTTTTCTTTTGTAATCTTCATACTATAGCTAATTTTGGATAATTAATTTTAACTCCCCAATTCTGAGATTCTTGTAATCCCACACAGAGATAACGAAATGCGTCTGCACTGTGCGAAGTCCAATCGTGTAAGGGCCTATTCTTTTGTTCGCCTTTGTCTGTTGTGGCCCAACGATATTGTCGTAGAGCATCTAAACCTTCTTTTGTTTTTTCGTAATCAAACCAACAACGACTTAATGTCATTCTTGTTGCATTGATGCCGTCTTCTAAACTCATTTTAGGAACAATGCTTGTTCTTAATCCTAAAGACTGTGCTATCTCTAATCGAGACTTACCAGTGCCAATTTCTCTGACATTAGCATCATGAGGTAGGTAGTGTGTTCCATAAGTATATCCTCGCTCATCAAGAACTGAGGCGTAATACTCTAAAGACTCCCCTGAGTCTTCAAAATAATCAATCAAATGAATGGCTGATCCTTTTTGCTGACAAAACCAAATAGCAGTCTTATCTCGCATACCTAAGTCCCAAAAAGTATCTACTTTTAAGGTAGAGTCATAAGGAACTTTTGTAATCCTATCTTCTTTGTCCGCTTTGGATAAAGACATAGCGTAAATAGAGCCAATCGCAGAACTTTCAAAGCTACATTCATATTCTGCCTCGTATATTTCAGGGGGCATCAACTTTTTAGCTTCATCTAGTTCTTCTTGGTCAACAACACCAGTTTCACTAGCTTTAAATATCTCTGCATACCAATTCTCATCTTGCTTTCCATGATTATAGAGTTCAAAAAAAGAATTATGGCCTGCTGGAGTTCCAATCGCTATCATGAAGCCTTTACGATCTGATAAAGCAGGACGAATAACTTCTGTCCACATCTTCGGTGGCATTTGTGCTACCTCATCAAGAACCACTCCGTCAATGTATAGTCCTTTTAGGGTATTAGGGCGTTCACAGCCTAATAATTGAATCCTGCCCCCATTGGGTAGATCCGCTCTTAATTCGGTCTCATGGTACTCCATTTGGGGTAAAACAGAGGTATAATACTTTAGGTAGTCCCAAGCTATTCTTTTCGCCATACTGTATGTCG